AAATATACGAGTATTTCTTTTTATTAAATTAGAAGAAACGCATAGTGCGGCAGTAGTAGATCCTATAGCAACTGTTCTGGCTAGCCGTATTTTGTTAAAAGTTGGTTATAGTGACGCACCTACTCTTTACAGAAGGACGAGGAATCAATTCTACGTAGTTGATGATGTTAATGGCGATATAGAAGTAGACGGGTTCAAATATTCGAGAAGCATTACACCTACAAGCAAGCTTTATATTGATTTTGTAATTGACCAGTATGGGTTAGTTGATAGTCAAGGTGTAGCCCTTGGGAATATGAATCAGTTACAAATTATGTACAACACAACTTTAAGTACACCTTTAGAAGGTAAAGAGTTTTTTGAAACTAGTGATGTTTCTTCAGAGACATTTTTAGTTACTTTAAATGCAAGTACAATTCAAAGAGCTGGATATATAGAAAATGAGATAAAAACAGTGGTGGAAATCTAAGCTAAAATAGAGAATGTAAGTGTTAATTTATTTTGTGGCGCATAAAAACATAAAAGAAATTATCAAGAAAATATGAGTTTAACAGGACGACTAAGCAGATACGACAAGACGGCAAATTATGTAGGTCACCAATTCTTGACAAAGGATGCTAATGGCTCTTCTCGTATTTTACAAAGTTCAGAATTAAATGAAGTTCAAGAATATATTGATTTTCGTAGTGAGTTACTGGCTTCTGATTTGGTTGCTAACTGTATTCGTAGTGGGGGTTATGACTTTAATAATGCGATATCTGCTGGCGTAGTAACGATGGTCAATTCAGATGTTTTTACGGACAAACATGTTTTATATGTAGCTGGTGGAACAGTTACTATTCCTGCAAGTGAAAGCGTTAGAGTTGGAGTTAGGTATAACTTGAGTGATATTGATTCTAATGCTGATAGTGGGCTATTAGGGCAAAGCCCTGTAGGTGTTCGAGGAGAGGATAAACCTGGAGCAGGCAGATTTAAACTTGATGCAACTTGGGGCTATGACGCTACAGATACTAGTAAGGTTCCAACTGATTATAACTATCGCGGTTTATGGGCTGATACTACTGTTTATGCCGCTGATGACATAGTACAAGATTCTACTGGTGCTTATTTCAAGACAGCTGGTGGTGGAACATCTTCTGGCGATGATTCAGATCTAGCAGGTGGTTCAGATACTGGTGTTAGTTGGACGGCTTATATTGGCACTGATGGTAATACACCATTTACTTATCAAGACACGGGTGCATGGGCTTCAGGTACTACCTATGTAGCTAATGATGTAGTACAAGATTCTCAGGGGCAATGGTGGAAGACATTGGCAGGTGGAACTAGCGCTGGGGATGATTCGGATTTGGGTAACAGCTCAGATACTGGTGTAACTTGGTTCAGATTTTATGCTAATTTCATTCCTTTAATATTTTTCTATGATCGTAACTTTATCGGACAATATCAAATCAAAGGAAACAACCATGCGGCTATAGATTCTAATTATGATGGAATGACATTATTTGGTGGCTTTGTTTACAACTTAGATATGGATAGTCCGTTTGGGGTCACTTTAGATAGTGATGAATTTTTCTTTAATGGTTTCAATTACTTTGGTGCAGAAAATACCTTAGGTAATATGACAACCACTAACAAGTTAACTATTACGAGGGCGGACCCTGCTTACCGCTTTAATAATACTAGTGACACAGACCTAGAAGCGGTAGAGGCTTATATTACATTTTTCGTAGAAAAGAATGAAGCTAATTCAAACTTTTTCGAGGTCAAAAAGACAGTAACAAAAGGAAGAAGATATTAAATGTCAATAACTTCAATAGGTACATTTTTAGGTGGTGGCTCAGGTGGGCTCAAAGGAATTGTTAATTTTCCTATCTGTGAGTATAAGGTTCAAAACGGCTATTTACCTATTTTTGGGTATTCTTCTAAGATTATCCCTGTAAGCTTAAATTTACCTCAAGTAACAAATGCTATACGTGATTTTTCTAGTAGTGGTAATTTTACTACTGGTAAAGAACTTACTTACAATGAAATAACTTGTCGTGATTTCACTATCAACTCAGGACACCAGTGGACTATCGATGGCTTGAATATTGTTAAAGCTAGTAGGAATATAACTATTGGTGGCAATGGGATAATAGGTGTCAATAGAAAAAATAGAGGCGTGTTTTTGGATTTACCGTATGATCACAGTCCTAACACTACTAAAGATTCGGGAGCCTCTAATAGTAGTTTTACCGCTCCGCTTGGTGCTTCAGGTGGCGGGCATGGAGATAACCCAACTGAAACCAGTGGGGGGATAGTTGATATCCCATCTATATCTGATCTATCTAATGGGATTGGAGGCAATGGCGATATCTGGGATACGGATGACGGACAGGCGAAAGCCCGTGGTCTAACCCAAATCAGAGGCTTTGGTGGTGGTCAACCACAGGCGCAAGGCTTCCCTTTTGGACAAAATGGTTTCTATGATGAATATTATGGCTTTGGGCGTTCTAATCAGAGGAGTCCATACTTTGTAACTGACAGTGCTGTATCAACAGGTTCTTATTCAAGGGTTCTTGGTCACGGTGGCGCAGCTGGCGGTTTTGAAGCAGGCGCGAACGATGGTGGTGGAACATGTACGAGTGCTTTGGTACTCATAGCAGATAGTATTGAAATATCTGCAAGTATTGATTTATCAGGCTCTAATGCTGGTGCTTCTGCTGGTACAAAGATAGACGGTGGCTCTGGTGGTGGTCATGGTGGCTATGTATTCTTATTTGCCAATACAATTAACTTTAACGGTGGGTCTATTGACGTATCTGGCGGTAATGGTGGCCCAGGTGGGAATGGTGCAACATTTTCTTCATATGCTGGCGGTGGTGGCGGTGGTGGTCATTGTGGCTTAATTTACGCACAAGCATCAAGTTTTTTGACGAATACAACCACCAAAACTGGTAATGTGGGGACGGGTGGTAGCGCTGGCTCACCTTCATTTAATGCATCTTCTGACCCAGCAGGGGATGGCTCAGATGGCGGCTATGTCCAACCATGGAATACTCATTATGTAGAAGTTGAAGGGAGTCCATTTTAATTATGCGTAGAAAAGAATTAGAAGAGCAGGGATATAGTTACGTAATCGAGAATGGCTTTGGTGGCTATAAGAACGAGGATGGTGCATGGATTGCTCCACCTGGTATGCCACAGAGTTTAAATAATGAACCACAAGAAGAGAGAAAGCCTGAAACTGTAACTGTTAGTCCTCTAGATTTCTTCACTCAAGAGATTGCAAACTTAGAACCTTTACAAGCTTTAGATATACAAGAAGCTTTAGAGGAGTATTTAAGTTTACCTAAGAAGAAAGTAGTTGAAGGTTTTATAACCAAAAAAAGTCAAGTTAATTATAAGCAGTTGGTGTTTTTTGAGGCTGTATTAAATCGTGATAAAGAGTCTGGTGATTTAGACCAAAGAATCGCCGATATTTTTTTAAAAAAAATACAGGAATATAAAAACGCTGTAAAAAATGAAGAATAAAAGGTTATAAAATAAAGATATGGGAAATGCAATCACAACCGAAACGATAGTAACAAGCTCAGGTGTTGAAACGACACAGCAAAATGCTTTTAGTGTTATCGGTATTATTGGAACAGCTGGTAAAGGTAATGTTGGAGAAGTCCAAGGTTTTACTGGTGACGGTACAACAATTTTTGAAGAATACGGTGAATACAAAGCAGATGGAGCTACAATTCCTGATGCAGCTGATTTGATTAGAAAGTCTGGAACATTTACAGCATGTGTAATTAACGTTTGTGATCCGACTACACATAATGATACGGTGACTGGTGAAACAGCTACTATTAATGGTTCTAATGAGGCTCAATTAGCGAATGGTTATATAAGTTCTGTTACGTTAGATACCGATTTTGTAGTAACTAAAACATTTCTAGCGGATGAGACAATCACTTTACCTAGTGGTATTACTAGTGTAGACGCTGTTAAATCTTCAGATGGAGTAACTACTTATGTGGGTGGTGGAACAGACTATACAGTTGCTGGTAATGTTATTACGCGAGAAGGCGCGGGCTCTATCGAGGCTGGTGAAATAGTCCTTGTAGAATACACAGCTACAGCGGTGTTGGACACAGACTATACTATCGATGCAGATAATGGAGTTATAAATAGAGTTTCAACAAGTACTATTATTGATAGATTAGCTACAATTTCAGTTAATTATACTTTTGTTGATTTTAGCGCTGTGACACAGACCGATGTAGTTAATGCAATCACTGAATTTAAAAATTCACAGGCAAAAACAGGATTTACACCGAGAATCTTTATTGCTCCTAGCTTTGCAGGTATCAAGCCTGATATCAACACTTTAGATCCAGTGGCTAGCGCGCTGATCACGCAAGCAAATAATCTAAAGGGCACTGTATATGTAGACGTTGAGGAAACGACAGTAAGTGCCGCTATAAACTATAGGAATGATTTTAATAGCAAGAATATTAGATTGTTTAACGATAAGCCTGGGTTTACTCCTTTAACTGGTTCAGGCACTGTGTTTAGAAGTTTTGCAGCGGTAGCCGCTGGAATGCGTGCGGCTTTAGACAACACAGCTTCTTTAGCTCAAGGTTTAACTGGTTCATTTATCCCTGACTGTATAGCTAGTGAGCGTAAATATGACTTCAATAATAGTGCTACTAGCTCAGTAGGTACTTTAAATTCGAATAACATAACCACTATCGTTAATGATGGGGGAAGTAGATTTAAGGTTATTGGTGAAAACACTGGAACAAATGAAGAGTTTTTCACTTTTGAAGGTAGTAAGCGTATCACTGATTTCTTAGAAGTTAGAGCGCAAGAGATTGCAGGTGGCTTCCTTGGACAACCATTAACAGGAGCTAACCTAGATGCTATCCAAGCGGCTATTTCTGATGATCTAGATAGATACAAGGGCACACTGCTAAATGGTGCAACTAGGGTTACTTTGCCGCCTGAAAAGAACTCAACAGCTAATTTAAATCAAGGTTTAATTTACGCTAAATTAGAGTTCACACCAGTAGGAACAATTACAAGAGTAACTACAGAACTTGCTTTAACAACTAGGTTCTTAGGTTCAATATTGGCAGATAGTGTATAGAGAGGAAATTAAACAGAGATGACATTTAGAAAACCGACAATTAGCACAAGATACAGTGGCTCACTCAGAGATAGTCAAGATCGCTTAAACTTTGATGGAACTATCTTGAATTTCACACCACCTAGTTTTGAGGGTGAAACAGCTGAATATCCAAGTGGTGGCTTAGCTGGCGTTGGTGGATATCCAACGGGTAGAGAATCAGGTGTCAAGCTTGCAAGTTTTACTTTAGGTGAAGATTCAATTAAGATCCATAATTTTCAACAAAGAGGTAAGAATGGAGAGCAACAACAATTAATTATTAGTTCTATTGAGCTAGATACTAATACTGGAACTAAAGTTAAAAGAACAAGGACAATGAGAGGCTGGTTAAACATGGCAGCTGGTCAAAATTTAACTCAAGGTGAGATTCAGCAGTTAAACTGTGAGTTTACTTGTTATTACTACCAAGACCGTAAGGGAAGCGATATTTTCACTTGGGATATAACTGATGATGATGATATAGATTTACTACTACAAGGAAATCTTTAATTTAAATAATGGGGGAATTGATGACATATAAATATACTTATAAATTAGTAGAAGCTTTAGAGGATGGTACAGAACTTGTTTCTTACAATGGCTTAAAGCCTAAGCATTTAAAGATGGCTGAAAAGTTATCTCCAGGTGGGACAGATGATCAAGATGTATTTGAAAAGATACTAGTAGATATTTCAGATTTAGAATCTAATCAAATTGAAGATTTAAGCTTAATAGATCATGAGCACTTGTATGAGGAGTTAATGCTTAAGCAGATTATCCCCTTTCGTAATAAAAGGCTTTCAGTTACCTTGGCGATGCTTAAAGAGCAAGGTTTATACGAGGGAATCAAAGATCAAGCCATTAAGTCTACTGAGCCTAAAGAAGTCTCTGAAGATGATTTTAACGAAGTTTGATTTTCGTTACTTTAAGAATTATGTAAAATCTTTATTTGGTAAATTAGTTACTCAAGAGTTGTTTGTTGAGCATTCTTGGACTGACGAAATTCTTAATCCTTATCAAGTCTGCACTGAGCTTATTGAGCTGTGGATTATCCAGTTAAGCAGGCATACTCATAATAGTTTTAAGGAATTACGTGATCTAGAGATTGATCGCTTAAGAGAGTATTATGATGACTTTGTGTGGATTTTAGAGCAAGAAAGAGAAGAGCAAGAAAGGCAGATAAAAGCAGCGCAGAGGAAGGGGTAAAATTAGTATAGATGGCTAATGGTCAACAAGCAAAAGTAACATTAAGCGCTGAACTAGCAAGTAATTACGTTCAGTCATTTGATAAGGCTATTGCTAGGGCTAGAGAGCTTCAAAAGAGTTTAGGTAAGCTTGGTACTGCTCAAAAGAAGATGGCTCAAATGGCAGATCGTGCACAAAAGGAAGTACGTGAATCTGGTCAAGCTGCTCAGAAGAGTTCTACTCAAGTAAAAAAATACTCTCAATCTGTTACTCAAGCTAGTGCAGGCACTGGTAAGTTAGTAAAGCAAGTTGCTGGTTTAGCTGCAGCTTATTTAAGTGTTCAAGCCGCAATAGGTTTTGTTGGTGATAGTTTACGCTTAGCAGGTGAATTTAGTACTCAAATTGCTACAGCAGGGGCAGTTAGTAGTGCTACAGCTCAAGAATTAAGTAATTTAACAGATATTGCTAGAGAGATGGGTGCTAGTACTGAATTTACAGCTAGTCAAGCAGCTGAAGCATTAACGTTTTTAGGTCGCGCGGGTGTCCAAGCCGCTGACCAAGTTGCTGTATTACCTAAAGTATTAGATTTAGCCACTGCTTCGGGAATGGATTTAGCGGGAAGTACAGATATTTTACTTAGTACAATGGCTCAATTCCAAAAGCCTTTAAGTGATGTAACCAATGTTATGGACGTGATGGTTAAAACTGTTAATACTAGTAAAAATGACATGGTGCAATTTGCTGAGGCTATGAAGTTTCTAGGGCCTACAGCTAAAGCACTTGGAATTAGTTTAGAGGAAGCTAGTGCTATTATCGGTATCCTTGGTAATAATGGTTTAAATGGTTCTATAGCCACTAGGGCTTTAGGTACTTCTTTGACTAGGATTTTAAAACCTACTAAAAAAATGCGTGAAGAAATGGCTAAGTATAATCTTGAGTTTACAAAGGATGGTCAAATTAAGGGTTTTGCTGAAATAATTGATGAATTAAGCACTAAATTAGCAGGTGCTACAGATGTCCAAAAACAAGCTGCTTTAGCTACTATATTTGGTGGTGAAGCTATTCAAGAGTTAAATATTTTAATGAGTGCTGGTGCTGATACGATAGTTGACTACACTGGGAAGTTAGCTAACAGTGCAGGGACTGCAAAAACCACAGCGGAAGCAATAAGGAATGTTTTAGGTGGCTCTTTAAAGACCTTGAAGAGTGCTTATGAAGAAGTACAACTAGCTTTTATTGCTGCTTTTGGCGATGATATGAAAACTAGTGTTGAAATTATGACGCAGGCAATGCGTGATTTTGGTGCAACATTAAAAGACCCTGAAGTACAAGCAGGGTTAAGTATGACATTAAAAACTTTAAATATGATTGCTCAGGTTATTGGTTTTATTGCTAAGTCCACGGCAAGGGCAGGTGGTAAGGCTCTTGGGGTCATTGTTGATCCAATAAAGTTTGCTAGCAGAACGGTTACCCAGGGAATAGGTAGTGCGGCAGAAGCATATAAATTTGAGAATTTACCTAATGTACCTCAATCTATTAAAGCACCAGCTTCTGTTACTTCTGAAGCACTTAGGGCGAGTACACCTAATATCGGCAAGGGTATTGGAGCAGTTAGTATATCTAGCCCTATTAATATTAATGTAAATGGCAGTACTGACACTAATAGTTTGGCTCAGCGAGTGTCAGACGCACTGGGTGGGCGCAATGATGACTTAGTATCTCAAATTAAAAGGAGCACTCAATTATGAGCGTAGGTAATTTATTATTCACTAATCCTGCTAAAGCATTTCCTCTTAAGCCTGTGATGGTTTGGGGTGATTATGTTTTCAAGTATTCAACTTTTGCACCTAGTCAAATGGATTGGTTAGAAGAATATCGTTGGACTCAAATAGATAGGGTGGGTGCTAGACCGATTCATCAAGCGATGGGTGTAGGTCGTCAAACTTTAATTTTGCAGGGGAAGGTAATTCCACTAATGCCTATCAGGTCAAGCACTTTAGGCGGTATCCAAATTGGCTTAAATGTATTAAATAGCAACACTGGGATAGTTGGTACTAAAAGCTTACAAAAGCTTGAATTTAAGGCACAGAGACAGGACGTAGAAGATCTTACTGATGGTAATGGTAATTATTACGGCAGATGGTTTATAGATAGTATTCAAAAGTCACAGAGGGCTATTAGGTCTAATGGCATGGGTGCTGATCAGGATATTACTGTGCGTATGGTTCGCTTTGGTGATGATAAGCTAACTGATGCTTCTGTGGAAAACTTACTTGATCGTTTATTTGATTCCGTTGGTGATGTTCTTCGAGGGAAGAACCCATTAAGAGGTTTTGGAGGTTAATATATGTCTGAGATTGTTTACACGGCTAAAGATGGGGATAGGTTAGATACTATAGCTTTTGCTTATTATGGGCTTGAAGGTTTAGAAGATAAGATTCTTGAAGCTAATCCACAATTATTAAGGCGTAAAGATTGGTTTTTAAGAGCAAATGAGAAGATAACTTTACCTATTGTTGATGATTCAGAAATAGATGTAGGTTTTGTGGATGTATTTAGCTAATGGCAGAGAAAGGCGTTAAACCATTAATTAATATAACGAGTGGCTCTGTAAATATTGGGGCTAAGATTTATGAAGCTGGGATGGCTCCTTTTTTAACCATTAGCGATAATATTGGTTTTATTAATGATAGTTTTAATCTAACGGTACATAATCAACTACCAGGTAAGAACTTTGCTTTACCTGGTAAGGGAGCTGAATTTGCTTTTAGCCTTGGATATGGTGATAAACGTATAGTACCTTTTGGTAAATACAAAGTAACTGATTATCAAGTAAGAATTAATGCCCAGTTGGGACAAGTATTACAAGTTCAGGGGCTTGGTATTAACTACAGTACTAAAGGTCTAGCTAATTCACGTCAAAGAACTTGGGACGATGGTACAAGTTTGCTACAGGTAGTTTTCAGCTTAGCGAATAGTGCTGGGCTTGGTTACTATGTAGACTTTGAATTACAGGGTATTAATATTGGTCACCAAGTACAGAATGAAAGTGATCAAGCATTTCTAAGTAAATTAGCGAAGCGTTATGACGCAATCTTTAAAGTTAAGAATAATATTGTTTATTTCAAGAAGCGAGAAAGTTTTTTGAATAGTTTAAGTAGTATTGCTGATACTCAGGTTTTAAAGTTTAATGCAAAAAATGATAGTGACATTATAGATATCACATATAACGTTAGTGAGTTAGTTAATTACAGTGGAGTCAAGGCTAACTATAAATCTGGTGATGATGTTGCAGAAGTTGTAGTTGGCAGTGAAGGGGATAATGTACTTGTCTTACCGTTGACATATGATAATAGTTCGATAGCTTCTAGTGAAGCCAACACTAAGTTTAAGAATCTAGCTAGAAGTAATGAAAAGTTATATGTAACTACTCTTGGTAATCCACGCTTACAGAGTGGGCAGAGAATCAAAGTAGAAGGCTATAGGCGTGAAATAGTTGATAAGACTTGGTATGTTATCCGTGCTGATCATACGATTGATAATAGTGGTTATTTTACAAGATTAGAATGTGATGCAACAATAGGGGGGGTAAAATAGAGTTATGAACACAAGTAATCCAAATATAAGAAGGTATGCAGGTGATGTTCCTCAGCTGTTATCTTTCGATAAATTAAATGATGAAATAATGGTGATTGATAAGAGTGCGAAGCAGGTTAAGCGTCAAACGATTCAAAGTTTTATTGAGAATTTTTTAAATGAGTTAAGTAGCACAGCTACTATTGCAAGTATTACGAATACCGATTCTCCATACACCATCTTAGCTACAGATCAAGTAATTTTTTGTGATACTAGTTCTGGTGATATAACCGTCAATTTACCTAGTTCGGCTAGTATTATTGGTAAGAATTATATTATTAAAAAGACTGTTAGTGCGAATAAAGTTATAGTAAATACGAGTGCGGCTGAGACAATTAATGGGCGAGAAACACTTGATATTTTAGCTGAGAACTCTACTTTAAATTTATATTCAAGTGGCTCAGGGTGGGAAATTGTTAACACTGAAAAACGAGATAAACAAGTTTATGTAGATAATTTAGAAGATTTTCCAACTCCAGTAAGCAATGTGATAACACTTGCTGATGACACGGCTTATCTTATAACTAGTCGAATTGATCTTTCTAATAACCGTATTGTGTGCGGTGCTAACACTAGCATTATTGGTTATGGGGCGGAAATGTCTGAGTTACATTCAAATATTCCTGGAGCCGCTTTAATAACAGCTAATCAAACTATTAAGATACGAGATATTACCTTATACGTTGAAGGCGCTGGGGCTACTATTTTAGATTTAGATGCTTCAACTAGCCCATCTAGTAATAACGCTTTAGATTGGCGTTTAGTTAATTTTTCAGGTGGTGATATTGGAACTATCCAAGATTATGACAACGTTATTTTAGACACGATAGGGATTATTGACAAGTCGGGTGATGGTTACCCTGCTATTGGAAATGGTTTTATATTTGATGGAACTTTAGGTACAGTAGCATTTAGTAATTCTTTTTTCGGTGGCTTATCAGGTTCTGATACGGCTATTACTGTTCCTGCAACGGCTACTCTCACTAGAAGATTAAGAATAGATCAATCTGCTTTTGTTATAACTGGTTCTGCTAATGGAATTGATGTAAACGCTAGTGCTACAGTTCCAGCGGAAGGCTTTATTTTAGAGACCGTGAATTTTGCAGGTGGCGGAACTTATTTAGCTGGTATCGGTGAGACTGATGACAAGGCTTTATTTAGGGGTTGTAGAGGCATACCAAATACGGCAGTTAAAGGTTATTACACAATGCAAAATAATGCTACAGCTACAACTATTAATACGATTGGAGTAGCCGAAAAAGTCGCTGGAACTACAGTAGTTTCTTCACTAACAAGAAAATTTAGTCATACAAATAACAGGCTTACTTACACTGGTGCACTAACTAGAACTTTTAACGTTTCAGTTAGTTTAAGTTTAACTAGTGGAAGTAATAATCAAGTTGCATTATATTTAGCTAAAAATGGTTCTTTGATTACAGAATCAGAAATCGATTTAACGGCTAATAGTTCAGGGCGCTTTGAGAATGGGACTACTCAAGCTTTAGTTAGTTTAGAGACGGGGGATTACATAGAAGTTTTTGTTGGGAATGAAACAGCTACAACAGATATTACAGTTGAATTTTTAAATGTAATCGCTGCAGGTGAAGTATAAGGGGTAAAATCAGAGTATGGCAAATTTAGGAACTACTGGGGGATTAAGTGAAGCAACTACTATAGTAGACGCTGACCGTTTTTTAATCAGGAAGGATGGAGAGACCACTGATAAGTTTATACAAGGTAGTAATGTTAAAAGTCAGATTTTAAGCTCGACACTTGCAGTAAATGCACAAACAGGAACTAGTTATACTTTACAAACGAGTGATAATAATAAGATTTTAACTTTTGATAATGCGAATGCAATCACAGTAACTGTTCCAAGTGGTTTTAATGCAGGCTTTCAATGTAAATTAATTCAGTTGGGTGTGGGCACTGTTTCAGTTGTTGGCGATGGTGGCATAACTGTTAATAACAGACAGGGACATAATAGCTTAGCAGGACAGTATGCTTGCGGTGAATTACTAGGTTATACAGTTAGTGAATTTACTTTATGTGGCGACACGGCATAAACTTTTTTAACAGTTATGAAAAAGAAAGCACTAGTATTAGTACAGGGGATTAGTAATAAGGATAACTATATTAAGGACGCTCTGCTAACTAGCGACTTTAATCTAGATAGTTATGATGAATGGGTTACTGCCAAGACCGAAAAAGCGTTAGATGGTTTATTTGAAAAGGTTACTTTTGGTCTTACTAGTTTTATTGGTATTGTTGATCGTTTTGGTGATCCAATTAGATACCTATTCTCGGAAAAGCATAGAAAAGCGGCTTGCAGAGCAGTTAATAAAGAAGTTAAAAAGCTTATAGATTCAGGTTATGAAGTTGACATTTTAGCTCACAGTCTAGGTACTATTATTGCTTTAACTAGCGGCACAACTAAAAATATGATTCAAATTAATAACTTTTATAGTTTTGGTAGTCCTCTTGGTAGCGCTTTCTTTTCAGGTTTATTTAGGAGACATGTGCAAAAGTATATATACGGAATTAATATTAAGAATATGTACTACGGCTGGAATCGTAAGGACATCATATCTAAAAAGCCCTTGAAGCAACGTTTTGTAAATTCATTATTTTTGTATGTAGCGAATTTTAAAAATTATAAGATTGGTGATGGACATAGTTTATCTAATTATCTTAATGCCTTTGCTGCGGTGGTATGATATTAGTATGTATGTCAGAGGAAATCAATTCGGATATGGAAAGCCTCGCAAAAGTGGCACTGCAAACCCAAAAAGTGGTAAGAGGAGAGATAGAACAGGTAAGCCACCGTGGCACTAAACTGAATCTTTTTGTAATTTTCGTTTTAGTTCTTTGTAGTGGAATTAACTTTTTTGCAAGAGAGCTACCTAGTGAAATGGCTTGGCTTTGTTTTGATGTTTTTTTATGGTTTAAATATTTATTTTTACTGATTTATTTAATACTTAAGATTAGGAATGCGAACTGGCTCCTGAAGTTACTAGCTAGCTTGTACTTAGTAGTGGAAGCATTAGCGTGTTATTTATATTTTAATTAGAGGGGGACTTATGGATATAACAGACATTGAAGCTTATTTACTCATAACTATTTTTAGTTTATTTTTCATATTTTTATTTACAAGAAAATATAATTTTTTACTGGCGCACAGGGAAAGGTATGACCCAAATGTGGTTACTTTAGGTTTTACTAGTAAGCCGCAAAGTTTGTTTGATGCTGTAAAAATGTTGGCTCATAAAGTACCCGTAGCTGATGTTTCTATTTTTTATAAAGATTATGTTTACTACTTTGATAAGAATGGTTTATTTACAACTAGACGCGTTTTACCAATAGATATCACTGGAAATGTCATCTTAAAGAAGATCCAATTTAATGAAAAGAAAAAAGACTTTTCAAAGATTTTGGAAAGGAGTTTTAAGGTTGATCATAGTAAAGTTAGTCTCAACTTAAATGAACAATTTGCTAGTAATTTGTTAATAGGTTTAGGGTTGATAGAAAATTCTCACTCGGCTGCTAAATTGTTAGACATTTTAGGGTAGGTTGTGTTATATTGATATTAGTGATTAAGTCGCATAAGACTTCTTCTGAATAGAAGTAAATCTAACGATTTAATTGCCTCCAAGTATTGAAGCCTCCTCGGGGGCTTCTTTTTTTTGCAAAAAAAATAGGCACGGACTGTACTCCAATGCCTATCATGCGTGTGTGGCAGGGGAAAAGGTCAAAAGTCCCCTACTCACACTATACCAAAACTACAGTTTTTGTAAACAAAAGTTGTTAATTTATTTTTGTTGGTGGTATAATTTTATTGGAGGTAATTAAATAATGGTTCAGTTATTAAATAAAAGTTTCAAGATTGGTCAACACTGTTTTAGGATTGAATATGGTCAAATTATTTTAGATAACCCTGTAGGATATTTTAAGAACCGTCATGCGTTGAGCGTGATGTGCATAAAGTATGATTTAGGCTTAGAATTTAGGTTTAATCCTGGGGAGTGCTTTTAGTGAACAAGGTTGTATTTATAGGTAAAGAAGAGGGTATGTCAATAAATTTCAAGTTAGATAATACTGATGTAACTTTTGATTTCAGTAATGATAACCGCTGGGTAAGCGATTACTTGAATAGTCAATTATTGAATGATGATTTTGAAGTCGAAACACAAGACTTTGATTTGTGGGAGTTTTATATTATGAATGCAGATAACTTAATTGAGCATATACGTAAAACTATATTTTTAAGCTTAATTGAGTTGGAGGGAATTAAATGAAACAAGAAGTACCACCAAGTGGGCTAGCGTATGTTCGAGAAAAACAGTTTGAAGCTTTAGTTGAAAAAGTAGAAGCTTTAGAGAAACTAACAGAGGAACAAACGAAAACGATTATTAGCTTTACAGAGCATACTAACGCTTTAATGAGTAGGATTGAAACTATAGAAAAAGAAATGAAACTCTACAAATACAAGTCCTTGATAGATCAGATGAGAGAGGATGGCGAGATTTAAGGAGGTAAAAAGATAATGTCTAATAAATATGAAAGAGGTAAAACCCTTATAGAAAAATTAGGATATAAAAAAGTAGAAAACTCTGCTATCGCACATTGGAGAAAAGAAGGTTCGGACAGTATTATCTTTTGGAATGAAACCAAACCAGACTTCTATAAAATAGATATCGGGGTTGCACCCATACACCCAAGTATAAATATAGATATTCACAGTCCTCGTTTGACAGAAAAAGAATACAAAAGCGGTAAAGAAGAGGTGAAAGAAATGCTTGAAGCCAAACTTCAAGAGCTTCTAAGAGCAGAAAACTCACGCTTTAGAATGGAAGATGTAAGGTGTATAGGGTTAACGCCTACAGTGACAATAGATATTACCCCAGAAAAGGAATAAGGATATTATTATTATGAAATACACGAAAGAAAATTTAATTGAAGATTTTAAGAACGCAAAAATAACTATGGACTTTTTTAATTCGTTTAAGTACGATGAAGAAGGGGATTGGGTTTCTGTCAAATTCGAAAAGTTAACCCCTAAATGTTTTTCCACTTATTTGTACATTAAATCAATAGATTTAGAGGTTCATTATTCTTCTAGAACTCAACATATAGACATGTTTTATGTTGACTATGAAGATGAATCTCACGAATTGCAATATATGGATAAAGAAGAGGCTGAAGATATTTTATCCGTTCTATGGTCTCTTGATGAGTTTCTGGAAACTTTTAAAGACCTTTCTGAATCCTTAATCCTAAAGGAAGTGAAAGGCTTAACTGAAAAGCTTATCGGGGGAATAGATGAACAACAGACAAAGAAATAAAACAAGAGCAAGGGATAGAATGGGAAAAATGGTAGATTACATAGTTAGTTATTCAGGGGGGTTAGGGTCTTTCTTTGCAGCTTATAAATTAAAAAAAGAAAAACCAAATGCCGTAATCAAATTAGTTTTTTGTGATACAAAAATTGAAGACAAAGATTTGCATAGGTTTTTAGAAGAATCAGCTACAGTTTTAGGGTTACCTTTAATTAAAATTGAAGATGGCAGAACTCCATGGGAACTTTTTAGCGATATGGGGTTTCAAGGCAACTCAAGAATTGCACCTTGCTCAAGTCAATTAAAAAGAAAAGTTTTTAACCGTTGGTTAGCTGATAATTATCCAGATCAAGATTTTGTTGTAGTTATGGGTATATCTCACGAAGAATCAGAAAGGCTTGATAGGGCTAGAAAAAACAACAAGTATGAAATTATTGCACCATTATGCGAAAAGCCTTATTACTTTAAAGAAGATCAAGAAAGAATTTTAATGTTTTGCAATTTAAAAAAACCACGGCTTTATGATCTAGGTTTTCCACATAATAATTGTGGGGGTTTTTGTGTTCGCACGGGGTTAGCTCAATTCGAACTACTACACAGAACTTTCCCTGAAAGGTTTAAATACCACGAAGAACAGCAACAAAAGTTAATGTCGGATGTCCCAAAAGCGAATAAACCATTTTTAAGGAAAACAATAGGTGGAAAACTAAACTACATTACTTTAAAACAATTTAGGGAAAACTATTTAGAATTAAACTTGCAAGAAAAATTTGATTTTGGCGGGTGTGGTTGCTTTGTTGATGATGAAATTTAATTTTAATAACTAAAAAAAGGATAAAATGAAGTGAAAGGCTTAACTGAAAAGCTTATCGGGCGAATAGAAGAACAACGAATTGACGATTATAAAGTGCCTGTAGAGTTTAATAGAGTTTTTAGTGAGAATATTGAAGATTTAACGGTGGATTTTTAAAAAGGAATATTAAATTTATAAAAGTACGGATAAGTATGAGAAAAGTAGATGTTTTAATGCAATGTAAATTACATAAGCCTTTTTTTAGGATGAAGAATAAATCTTTTCTAGCTTGTGCTAACTGTGGTCGATTAATTAGAGACAGAAAGCCATCTAACGTCAAAAAAAATTCTTATCATGCTTGTGATTCAATTTGCCACAACATATTAAAAGCTGAGCATAATTCTTGGCTAGCTCGCTTCTGTAAACGTATTATTGGCTTTAAAGAGTATCTTTGGTTTAATGAAACATATGAAGTCTTACGAAAAACAGATACTGCTTCAACAAAGCCTCAAGACAGGTATATTAACATCGGGCACGTTTCAAATTTTATTTTTGACGAAAATGATGAAGTTGTCCAAGTTCCTGAATACGCTCTAGGGCGATACATATTGAAGCTTCAAGAGATTGAATTTTTAGTAGAATATGGACGTGAGATACAGCTTTATAACTTAAATCTTAAGAATTATAGCAAGCTAGTACGTGAAACTAAGTTATTTAATTATTCTAGTGAGTTTCAAAATTTTATTAAAGAGTATTATGCTCATAATCCATTTTTAAAAAAACAAGTAACAGAGTTCTGACTATGATAACTAAAGCATTACTAGCATTAATAATCTCTTTTGAAGGTTTTCATCCGATGGCTTACTGGGATAACTCACAGTGGACTAATGGCTATGGAACTAAAGCTAGTTATGCAGGCGAGAAGATATCTCGAAAGGAAGCTGAAAAACGCTTAAAAGAAGATGTAGTTAAGCGCTCTAAGTTTGTTAAAAAGCATGCCCCATATTTAAACCAGAATGAACATAATGCTTTAGTTAGTTTTTGTTATAACGTTGGACTAGGAGCTTGCAAGAAATCAGTTTTATTAGTTGCTAAAGGCAAAAAACCTGCTGCAAGTTGGGTTATGCGTAAGTATACTAATGGTGGTAATGCAGGTTTGGTTAAACGTAGAAAGATTGAAACTGATTTGTTGATGAAGAGACCTAAGTCTAAAATTTGTATTTATCAAGAATATTTTGACAATTATTTTATTTGAGTCTTTTAATTTGTTTACGTGACTTTAATATTGCTGTGGTATATTGATATCAGGGGGAATACCGATGTACCAATTAATTTTTTTTTTACTTTTAATTAGCGTAAGCGTGGTTAGTGCTAAAGACTATGATGGGGTTTTGGTTTTAGATACGGCGCGGGCTCTTGAAGTAAATAAAGGAGCCTTAGATCAATATTCTAATCAATGGCAATGCTTAGAGGGTTCTTGTATGCAAATTAATCTTAAGCCGCTAAAGTGGGATAGTTCGGTAACCCCTAAGTTGGTTTTCGATTCAGATTTTGATATAAATGACATTAACCATACAGTATCTGAGTTAAATAGTGCTTTATACGACCAAGTAAATATAACCTCAGAACAAAGAGTATTAAGTGTAGATGATCCAACTCCAGCGAATTCAGAAATTCATATCGTTGTAGATAATGATATGCCTTCACTCGGTTTAGCTGAACGGATTTTCCTTTTTTATACAGAAACTGACAATTATTGGTTAATTAATAGAGGTGTTTGCTTTGTTAGATTAGCAGATTTAGAGGGAGGTAGGCTCCAGGAGGTTATACTTCATGAGATTTTACATTTATTTGGGCTAGATCACTCTCAAGGGTATGCTTATTGGACTAAAAATAATGGAGATTGGCAAAGAGACACCAATCAAGCTTTGAGACCAACAATGTATCCTTTAATTTGGGCTAGTGCTGATGGTTACTTGTCATTTGAAGATAAACATTTTTTAAGAGAATCTTTCTCCGTTTATGGGTGTGAAACAGGTTCACTTGAGGGCAACGCTTATTTTAATGGTGAGCCGATGACTGGGATAATTTTAAACTTAAAAAACAATAGTGATAACTCTAAGAGCTTAACTTATCCAATAGATAGGTTAAAGCAGGGTGATGGCTCATTTAGATTAGATGGTTTACCAAGTGGAAGATATACAATCCGTTTTGAAGAACAGCGTTGTAACAATTTAGGAGCAAGCTCTTCTATTGGGGCTTATGATTGTGAAGATTCAAACTTTACTGAAGTTAGATTTTTAAATAAAACTGCTGGTAATGATTTATCTAAAAAGAAAAATGGCAGAAAATCAACAATCAAAATTAAGCCATGCGAAACAAAAAGTATTATAATAGGCAATTAAGGTTAAAATTTTCAAAACAATAAGCTATAATTAAAAGTCTAGTAGGTACTAGCGTGTGTCGAAAGCACGTAAAAGGAGAATAATTATTAACAAATTATTATTCCTAGTGTCACTAGATTTAGTGTTGTGAAGCTCTCAAGAAATTGGGAGCTTTTTTTGTTGACACATAAGTTGAAATATTTTATATTTATTTGTAGGGCTCCTACCCTATTTTTATTCATAAATCTCATATCCCCTAGGTTTTGTTTTTTCCCCTAGGGGATTTTTTTATACGTAATTTTTTTTAATTTTTACCCGTATCACTAGACAAGTGGGTAAAATTCTTGATTATTTACTCACGGTTTTATTTGACGGCTATTTAATTTACATTCCTACTACATGGCAATAGCCAATTCTAGTCTAAGTATCCTTGTTTGATCGCTATTTAACTATTGGATTTTACTATTTACTTATTTTTTTAAAACTAGTTTTGATTGCTTACTAATTTTCTTAAAACGGGTTACACATTGTTACTTAATTTTCTAAAATTAGTTAGTTGCTGACCTTACTTTTTTAAAATAGAAGTAATAAATATTCCTTTATATAAATATAAAAATAAAGATAATTAGGAGAGGGGTATAGACACATTGCATTAGGCTCTACGGAAACAGAGAAGGGGTTATTAATTAAGAAGAGAGATATAAATTTTTGTAATTTTATATAGTTACGCTTAAAATCGGGCTTTATTTTTGACAATTTCTTTTATGTTTTGGCGTGCCACAAAGTTTTTTGGTAAAATTGTTGACTTTCTTTTTTTTGTTAGCTAGTATGTCTTTAAACCTAGGGGGTAATTTTTCTGAGCTTCCATTATCCTCTAGTAATTTTTTCTTGACTTTTTGAAATATTGTTTTTATTATATTAATAGTGAGTCTTAAAAGGTTTGGCTAGGTACTCTGAAACTTAGCTGGCTCCATTTTTAGGAGAGTGGATCTTCCTTCTTGCGTCCACTCTCTTTTTTTTAAAATTTTTATTGAAAACATCATATTTTTGTGGTAAAATGTAGGTATAAATTATGCCCTGATCTGCAAATTATGGGTTTTATAGAGAGAGGTTTTAGTTGTTTTGAGCCTCTCTCTTTTTTTTGTTTTTAAATAGTTTAAAAATTGTGGTATATTTAATTTAGCAGATCGACTTCAAGACAACTATGAAAAATTTACGACTTAAAAACATAGAAGAAGCAAAGCGAGGCGAAGAGCTAAAGCCTAAGAACGTAAGCTATTTATACCAATGGCATGACCCTAGGTTTATAACTTGGGTTAATAATCAAGATGTAATTAGTTTTAAAAATAAGGTTTATTTACTGTTTCTTTTGTGTCAGAGCGTTTATTTAGTAGCTAAAGGAGTGATAACCCCTAAAGCGTTAAAAGCAATCGTTTATATCGCTTCTAAGACAGTTTTAATCAAGGATGGTGTTCAGTGGAAGATATTAAGCCAAAGGTCTAGTTATGTTCACTGTGATGTATTTAGATCGTGTACGTCAGCTTCTTATGCTTTCAAGGAATGTACAGACCTTGGGCTCATCAAACGTGTCTCTAGTGGACAACAAAGCTATGCTCACGCAGTAGATTTTTATCAATTAAGGTCACTTTTATACAACAATGGGATAGAAACTAAGTTTAATAACAAGTTTTTGGATAAAGAAAGTAAAGATTATGAATTGAATTATGAGACTGTATGTCGTTTGTTTTATCAGAATATATCTAATCTACTCGAGCATTTTAATACTTCAAGATTAAGAATTGCTCTTTTTGTCTTCAAAGAATGTATTTTAAATAAAAAGTGGGTTGATGTTTCTAGCTTTTGGCGAATTGGTCAAGAAATTAATTTAAGTTGTCATTCAGTTATTGAGAATATCCAGAATTTAAGAAACTTACAGGTACTTGACGTAAGAGATGGAGTTAAAAAGAGTAAACACTTTGTATTTGCTCCTGGAGATACTTATTTAAGTGAGAATAATCAAATATTAATGGCTGGTGAAGCTTACAAGAAGTGTTTATCAAGAAAAGAAACTAGTTTAGAGAAAGCTATTTTATCTTTGAACTGTTCGGAAAATTCTAACAGTTGGGATTTCAGTGATTATAGTTTTATAAAAAAATTACAAGAGCGTGGTGAGTGTTTTTATAGAAATCAAAGTAGTTTAGGTGTTTATGGTGACACAAGTGACTTAGCTGGCAAGTACGACAAGGCATTAGGTGCATATGCTTACTTAGCGGCTAGTAATTCTAGAGACGTTTTAGAAGTAATTGTGGAATGGTGTAAACAAGCTTATCCATTTACCAAAGAAGATGATGTTAAGAAGCTTTCTAAAGTAATTAAAGATGGTTTAGTTAACTACATAGATAGTAATTGGTATGAAAGAAAATCTATTTTATTTAATTTAGATAAAAAGATTGCTATGGCATTTGATTTAGATCAAGTACATATAGTGAGCCAAGTTGGTTATAAAATTCTTTGTGATATTTACCTGGAGAGGGGGTTAATCGTTGATAATTTTAGTTTAATTGACGAGAATTTAAGTAAGTTATCTGAGGCTTTTGAGTATCATAAGCAAAACGATGAGCAAAAGAAACTATCATTTTTAAATAAAAAAAGTTGCAATTCCTCTAAAGTTGGGTATAATGAAAATAGACTTGGAGGTTGATTAATGATTAAAAGAGATAAAAACAAAACTCTTGAAGAGCAAGTATATGATTTAAGAGACTATGGCTATAGCCCTGATTATGTAGCAAAGTGTTTAGGAGGAATTGAGCCTGTGACTATAGCTAGTATATGGTTGGGACGCCACAAGGTCGATCGAAGTGACACGGCTTGTAAGAAAATGCTTATGCAAGGCGACACGGTTAAAGATATCTGTAGTAAGTTAAACTTAACTGATTTTCATGTTGCTAGAGTTTTTAATCAATTGTCTCCAATAGAGCGTGAAACTGCAGAGTTTTATAGAGCTAAACTTAAGCGTGAAAAAGAATTAAAGATTTTATTGTATTTAGAGAGTCACACTAAGAAAGAAACTGCTTCAAGATTTGGTATATGTGTCGACACAGTAACTAAAATTGAAAATAATCACAAGTTTTCGCAAAGTAAGGGTATTAAAGATGGTTTTACGCAGATTGGTTGAGGATAGATCATCGGTATTTGATATACTCCAATATGCTCATCAATTAGGATTCCCACTAAAAAAATGTCATAGTAAATTCTTGAAACCATTGGGGTACGAGGATCTGTTTGATTATGTTTGGGATTGGTTGTTAAAAAACAGTACGAAGGTAAATAAAGGAGTGCAATATGAAATTAGGACAAGAAATAATAGAGGCTTTAAAAGAAGCAATAGAGAACCCTGAAACGGTAAAAACCGTTTGGGGCGAAAATTGCAAGCTTGATTCTAACGATGAATTTAAACCAATTAAAGTAGTTGTAAAAAAGTTAATTATTAATTTGGGTGGTTCTAATCAAGATTAATTGTTAGTTCCAAAGAGGTAAATAATGGACATAGAAAAAGTAAAAGAGAAATTAAATAACATAGATTGCGTTGGACTTAGCTTGTCGCAGCGTATTTTAGTTGAAGAGTTATTCATTTTAATGGAAAGGCATAAAGAAGCTTTTAATGCAAATTTGTTTAAAGAGGCTAAGGAGATAAGTGCTGTTATTAGTATGGTTTGTGCAAAATTGTATATTAGCCCTACTAATATCATTAACAAATTAGATTCAGGTGAACAATGAAAAGACCAAAAGATAGGGCTCCAAAATCATATACGGTAACTAGCACTAGCACGCCTAGATTTAGTGAGCAGATTGAACTACCTAAACAGAATAAAGTTAAGAAATTCCCTTTATCTGATTATTTAGTTAGAGGTAATTTAGATTATTTAGGAGTGACTTATCAACCTAGTTTTAGTGAGATGGCTCGTTTTGAGAAGTTCGGCGAACTAGCTGGGCGAGGTGAGTTTCTGAGTACTTTAGAATATACTTTAGGTAATTTTAAGAAAATATTAGTTCGTAAAGAGAAGTGTATAACAATCCCTTGGTTTTTAGGTAGTTACAAGTTTTTAAGAAGTTATCATCTCGAAGGAGTCACTAAGCCTGAATATCGTAAGTTAGAAGAGGCTATTGAAAAGTATGAAACTAAAATTTTAGAGCTGGAAGATTTTTTAAGGAGAAAGAAAAGATAATGTCAGATCAATATTTCACAGAATCAGAAGAGGGGGTAGAAGGTAAACATCGTTATACTATTGGCTTTGAGGATGAAAATTTCATTGTAGCTAGCTTGGATAGGGATAGTTTAGAAGCTGATAATCTGGTTTTAGATTTAAGGGGTGTCGTAAAGTTACATGAGTATTTAAGTAAGTTTTTAAAGTTTTATAAGTTGATAGAGGAGTAAAAAAATGATATTTAAAATACAAAAGTTTATAGACAAGTTTATTAAGCAGAGCCCAAAATATAAAGGTGCTGTAGATAGTAGTTTAAAGCACGCTAATTTATTTTTAAAAGAAGAGGTTGGTGAAACTCAAGACGCTTTATATGATTTTTCATTAAACGAAAAGCAGGAGGGGCGTTTAGGTTTTGCTTATAAAGAAACTCAGGATAGTGAATTTTGCGAAATCTTAGATGGTTGTTTGGATGTTGTTTTTATTGCTTACAATATTGCTTTGCAGATGATTGAGTATTATAAGCCTAATATCTCTGAGACTAAGCGAATTAAACTTTTAGAAAGATTATTAGATGAAGTTTGTGAGTCTAATTTAAGTAAAGCTAACGCAGATGGTTCAGTTAAGTTTGATTCTGAGACTGGCAAGATTTTAAAGGGTGCAAATTATTTTAAACCAAGGATAGCTGAGATTTTAAAGGAGTATGAGTAATGGAATTTAAAGATAGGGCGTTTTCGGACGCAGAGATAGATGAGGTTCTCGAGAAGCACGGTATAAAAGAGAAGTTAGAAACTGAGCCAGTAAACCCAAGCCACTATTGCGATCAAGATTTTGATACAGCTAATCTCATGGAGTCTTTGTTTTTGCAGTTAGCCCAGAATGCTTTTAAAGAATGTTTTACAGAAGAGCAGAAAGCTACATTGAAGCAGGCATTGTGGGTAGCTTTTGCTCAGAAGCATTTAATTAGGCTTGGTAAAAAAGATGGTGTAAGTATTGAGTTACAAAAAGCTGAAAATTATTTACACAAATCTAGAACTGGGGATTGGATCAAATGAAAATAAATTGTCAAAAAAGTTTTCTTGCGTTAAAATATTACTGGAGGTAATTAGTGGTTGATTTAAATAAAACAAGAGTTCCTTATCGTTACTATAATGAACTTAAACTATCTAAAGTAGAACTTGAGTCCTTATTAAACCCTGTAAACATTTATCATGGTGTTGAACCTGGAGTATATGACAAATATTATAGTCATTTAGTTGGTTTGGCTCATGAATATGGAGTCAGGGTTATTAATTTTAATTTAGTGGAATTAATTGATATCCTAAGAGGACGATCAGAAGAATTTCATAGGAGCGAGTTAGGTAATTACTTATTCATTGGCATTGAAGATTTCACTTTTCAAGATCTAAATAAGTTAGATTTATATGATCGTAGATCTTTAGAAAGTTTTATGAGGCGAAATTTATCGACTATTAGATTCCAACTTTGCTTGACTGAATATGAAACCGAAGAAAAAACAATTTTCGAAAAAATGATAAGAAAATCGGGAGTACGCATATGATTGAATTGACAGAAGAAGAAACATTGATCTTAAAGCATTACGCATTAGGCAGAACCAGGGGGCAAATAATTGAGCTAATGACTTATACACACAGTGCTTTGAGCAAGATTTGTAGTAAGTTGAAGCGTAAATTAGGTTTAGACAATGAGACTCAGCTAATTTTATATGCTTATAAAATAGCTAGGGTTGAAAGGTGGAAAAGGTGGCAAGTTTAGCCTATCTACGTATATAACTTAGAGGTAATTGATGAGTTTATTTGAAAATTTTGTAGTTGCGTGCACAAATAAGAACAGTATTGAAGATTTTAAGCACTTTGATATAGATAAGTATTCTGTAGATGACTCTGATAAGGAGCTATATAAGTTTATTGACTTATATTTTGACAAATACCGAAAACTACCTAAAATAGCAGAGATTGAAACTAAGTTTAGTTTGTCGGGTGTTGATGATTATGATATTGATAACCCTGAATACTATTTAGATTTAATTATTGAACATACCAAGAAGGATTTATTTAACAAGAATTTTTCAAATGTTAATCAGCAAATTAAAGAAGATAATTTCCCTGGTGCTGTAGATTCTATTCGTCACACGATTGATAAGATAGATACTTTAGTTCCTGAGAATGTAATTAGTGATTTTGATACCGAAATTGTTAATAGTTTAAATGATTATGAAAACAATATCTTTAATTCTAGTTCCAATGGTTATACACTAGGTTTTGATTTCTTAAATGATCTTAATGGTGGCTGTTATCCAGGTAATTTAATTGTTTTAGGCGCAAGAATGGGACGAGGTAAGACTTACGTCATGCTTCACATGCTTAAAGAAATGTGGTTGGAGGGTCATAGTATTGGGTGTTGTTCTGGAGAAATGAGCGTTAAAGAGTTAGTGGATCGTATTCTATGCTTGTGTGCCAAAGTCGATTCAAACAGGTTTCTTAAAAAAAACTTATGTACTCGGGCTTGGATTAGATTAAATAAAACATACGAGCAATTAAAACCAATGCTTGCAGAGAATCGTTTATGGTTCGTGAATGCGGCAAAGTATGGTGATGCTCATGAGTTATGTATCCATGATATAGAAAGGTTGATTGCTCAAAAAAAGCCTAAGATATTTTTTATTGATGCTATTTATTTATTTAAACTGGATAACAAGCCTACATATAAGAAAGCAGATCACGAAATTGTTAAAGCTGTTTTAAACCGCCTAAAAGCTATAGCTGAGAAATATCAGGTTTGTATTATTTGCACTTCTCAGATAAACAGAGATGCTAACGAAAACAAGAAACTTAGTTTAAAGCATTTCTCGGACACAGATAATTTTGGTAAGATCGCTCATTTGGTTTTAGGTATTCGTAAGTGCGATGAATTAACAGACCCTGCCAATATGAGGATTATAGATATTCTTAAAAACAGGACTGGGCTAGATGAACTTGAAAGCAGGTGGATTAATTTCGATATCAAACATGGTGATATATCGGAGATAGATGAGGCTGAGCAATACTTGCAACAAACTAATCCACTTGTACTAGTTTAAAAGAATTGTTAAAAAGTTTTCAAAAAGTGTTAAAAAACTTTATGGCGTGGTAAAACATAAACAGAAATAACATTTAGTAAAAATTTGGAGGTAATTAAAATGTTTAAAAAGATAATTGTAGTAAGTAGTATAGCGGCTATTGGTTTACCTAGTTTAGCTTTTGGGCGCTCACATGTAAGAGTTAAAAACCCTAACGACCCTGAAATTATTCAGATTCAAAGAAAGTTAAGGAAGTTAGAAGACTATAGACACCAGGTATCTTTACCAAATAAGAAAAAATGGGATTTAGCTGATGATAGAGCAGAGGAAGCTATAGAAGATTTAAAAAAAAGGTTAGCTAAAGCAGATCATTCTATAACTGAAAGTAAAAGAGCGATGTTTGCAAGTGAGCAAGCTATGGGGTTAGAAAGAAGAGTATATAACCGTAATAGTGAAACTTCAAGAACAGGTTATCGCATTAAATCATATGGTAGCCAGTCTAACAAATATATTGGAGGTGGCTATTAATGTCAGATCCAGTATTGATAGGGAAGATAGTTAATGGGGTATTAATTATGACTCAATGTTTATCTTCTTTTGTTTTGGGAGCATTTGTTTACAAAATGGGGGTTAAAGATGCCAAAGTTTAAGAAATATCAGTTAGCACGAGATTATTTAGAGGAAATAAGAAAAAGAAAAGCAACGACACTAAAAAGGTGCTTAATGCGCAATAAAGAATTTATGGATTTAAGGCGTGATTGTGATTATTTTGTCCGTGATGTTGATTGTGTTTTTTTTAAGTTCGACAAACCTATAAACTATAAAGGGGTTGAGACTACTGAAATTAAGGTAATAGGAGGTTATTAATGGTGCAGAGCAAAGAAAAGAAAATATTTTATCCCAGTTATTTAGAGCGCTGGAATAAAGGTAAACCTAGGCGATACCCACCAATTGAACAGATTAAAGAAAAATATAATAAGTTGGGTTTAGGTGGTAAGTTTAACCGTGATGACCTCCAGAAACATCATATTGATTGGGACAGGTCTAATAATAATGTTGACAATATAGCTATGCTTACTCCTAGTGAACATGAGCAGGTGCATAGCCAATTGATTCAATATATATCTAAGTTGGTCAAATTGGGTACTCTTGAGTTTGATCATAAGAAACCACACTATTATGTAACAGATGAACCCTTGAAGGCGAAAATGCAGGAGTTGAGAGACAAGGAGAAGCAGGAGCAGGAACCGCACAACACTGGTTTGACTCCAATGGACTTATACGCTTTGCAAAATAAGTATTCAAGAGTTACCGTAAATTAATAAAAAAAAAGTTGACAAAAAACTTTTATCTCGGGTATAATAAATATATAACTTGGAGGTTAATTAATGGAATTACTAAAAGATTTAAAGAATGATAAGCCGTGGATATATGATTTATTAGAGCCTGTTTCTGATAGTTTGGAAGATTTCCTTTGGGGGAAATTTATAGATCTTTATCGAGCTAAGTTCAATGAAGACTTAACCTTCCATTTTGGTAAATATGAGCATGAGCATGAAATAAACTGCTTGCTTGCTGATTTTTATTTTAGTAAGCAAAAAGAATATGTTTATTTTGATAGTAAAGTTTGGCACATTGGTGACGTAGAAGATCAACTTGAAGCCATTAATAACCCAATACAAGACCCATATGAAATTTTCAGTCGAGAAGAATTTGAATTTATAAAAAAGGAGAATAAATAAAGTGAATATCAAATTAAAAAAACTAAATATAGAGAACTATAAAAAAATAACGGTGTCTGAAGACATACCAAATGACGCTAAATCGGTCAGTGTTTCAGGTAGAAATGGGGCTGGTAAATCTAGTTTCATAGATGCTTTATCTATAGCCCTAGGTGGTAAAGGTATACCTAAAGACCCTATAAAGACTGGTGAGGATTACGCCAAGATTGAATCTGAATTGGTACAAATTATTAATGATGAAGAAGTTCCATTCAAGACATTGATGGAATTTAAAAGAGATGGCGGCAAGATCAAAACATCTTTCACTTTGTTTTTAAACGGCAAAAAGTCAAAAGGCAATAGCGCAAAAGATAAGCTAGATGATCTTATTAATAACACTTTCTTTGATATCTTTGAATTTGGGGATTTAACGGCTAGTGAGCAAAAAAAATTCATTCTTAAATTATTTAGGTTAGAAGAAGAGTTCGACAAGTTAGATTCTGATAGGCAAGCTCAATTAGATCTTATTAGCCAGTGCAAGAAGCAAATAGAATCTATAAAAATTGCTTACAAGGGATTTGGTGATATTGATGAGTCTACTGAAGTTAGTTATATAGATCCTTCGGAATTGATCCAAAAACAGCAAGAAATTGGAGATATCAAAATTCAAAAAGATTCAGCTCTAAATAATCTCAACAACGCTGAGGCTAAAAAAAATGATCAGATATCTAAATTAGCTGGATTAGAGCAAGAATTGGCACAGCTTAAAGCGGCTCAAAAAGCTTTAGAGGCTGACATTGAAGCTCAGCAAGGTAAGATTCAAGAAGCTGGCAAGGCACAAGACGAGGCTTTGAAAAAATATGAAAGCATTAAAATTCCTGAGTTTGACGCAAATTCTGAGCTTGAAAAAATTAAAGAAAATAATATTAAGTATGAAGCTTTAAATAAAATCAAAGAACTTAGAAAGCAAGAGCAAAAAGAAAATAACAAAGTGCTTGATGCTACTGAAGCTAAGAATAGTATTGATAAGAAGAAGATTGCTAAACTCAATGAAGCTGTAACCAAGTTTGGGCTAGATGGGTTAGGCTTTAACGATAATGGTTTAACTTATCAAGGTTTATCTGTATCCGAGGCTCAGTTAAGTAAGGCTCAATTAATGGAACTCGGGGTTAAGATTAGCTTAGCTACTAAGCCTAGCTTAAAAATCGCAAGGATTAAAGATGCGAGCTTAATGGATTCTGAAACCAAAAAGAGAGTAGATGAGTTAGCGCATAAATACGATTTACTTGTATTTTATGAGATGGTTAATGATGATGATTTATCAATAACTTACGAAGAATAAAAAATCGCGGGCTAGGGAGGGGGATCTCTAGCCCATTTATTAATTTTAGAGGATTTTGAGTGTCAAATTTAGCAACAATACCTAAAAAGTGTTATTTTCAGGGTCAAACAGATAAGGCTTATCAGTTTTATTTCTTTGATAAAAAAGAGTCAAAATGGGCTCCAAAAAAATGCGTGAATATTCGTAATGGAATTGTATATTTTGATTCTTGGATTGCAAAGCAAAATGATCTTAATACTACTTACAGTCTTAGTAACTTGCATGACTATGACCAGAAGAAACATTTTTCGACTCTAGAGATTCGAGAAAGGCTAAAAGAATTTAATTTTGTTTTTGAGCCAATGCACCATCAAGCTAAATGCATTGAGTATTCAGCAGGTGCTAGCGGTATGGGTTTTTTCTTTGACCCTGGACTTGGGAAAACCAAAACTGCTATTGATGAGTTTTGTTTATTAAATATGGACGAACCATTATCTATTTTAATTATTTGTCCCAAGATAGCTCTAGCTGTATGGGAGAGTGAATTCGAGAAACATTGTAACCCTAATATATATAAGCGTTTAAGATTTTATAGACATGAGGGAAAATTCAGAAAAAAAGATCAAGCCTTGTTAGATGAAATACAGTCTAGGGATACAGATAATGTTTTTATTATTAACTATGACTTTACGACCTCTGCCAAGGGTGTACAGATTGTTCAAGATTTTCTCATGAGTCAAAAAAATGTATATTGTGTTTTAGATGAAAGTCAAAAGATAGCTAATAGAAACAGTGGTAGAGGACATAAGTTAACCTACCCTGAATTTGTTGGCAGAATTAAGTACAGAAGATGCCTAACTGGAACCAGTATCACCAATAATGTAGGTAGTATATGGAATCAGATGAGATTCATTCATCCGTGTGCTGTGCCTGCTAGTTATTGGAAGTTTATTCAGCGATATTCGGCAGATGAAGAGGGTAAGAAAGCTAAAAATCTTGATGAATTAAAGAAAATGCTTAAACCTTATTACTTTCAGGCGACCGAAGAGATACTTAATTTACCTGAAGCTATGGATCAGGAGATAGAAGTAAGGTTAAGCCCGGAAGCTAAAGCTGTTTATGATACTTATGCAAGTGATTTTAGTTTATTTGATGCTATTAAGTTAGCGATTGAAGGCGGAGATGAAAAATTATTTAAGCAACTAACTGCAATTAAGCCTAAAAGTTTAACTAAAAATATAGAGGAAGATTCAAATAGTGATTCTGTTTTAAAGCAATTAATTAGATTAAGGCAGATTCCAAGTGGTTTAATTGGTAGTGTTTCAGAGGTGGTTCAAGAGTTAGAAGTATGGGATAAGTATTATGCTTTATTAAGTTTATTAGACCAGTTAGAAGATCAGCAAGCGATTATATTATCTACTTCTAGGCTAGTAATTGAGCGTTATAGCCAAAAGTTTAAGGAGACTAATACTGTTTCTATTGGGGTTCACACTGGTGCGACTAGCAGTAAAGAGCGTGAAAGGATTTTGGAAGATTTCAAGTCTAATAAGGTTCAGTATTTATTTGCAACTACTCAAACCGTAGAAACTGCTGTTACTTTAACTAATTGCAGGTACATGATTTTTATTGATCATGATTTTTCAAGCGATAGATTTAGGCAAGTCAGAAAACGTATACACAGAATAGGGCAAAATCAGACTTGTATGTATTATCACTTAGTGGCTAAAGACACGCTAGATCAAGGTATCTTAAAGATTTTACGTGATAAGTGTGAGCTTCAAAAAGAGGTATTAGATAGCAATGTATGATACTCGTTCTATGCTTCAAGATTTAGGGATCACTAATCTTAAGAAAAAAACGGGTTACTTAGTGTGTAGCTGTCCTTTTTCACATAGCCATAAAAATGGCGATAAGCACCCATCTTTTTTAATTAAAGATACTAACTTAGAAGATGTTTACTTTAAGTGTTTGGGGTGCGGTGTTGGTGGCACTATTAAGAGTTTTTTATGGTTCATCTCGGGTAAAAACAGCGATCTGTATAAAAGCTACAAGGAACGTTATTTAGGTGAAGAAGATACCTTTAGGTTATTTAAGCCTCAGGAGAAGGCTAATAAAAGGCAGAGTCTTAACTATATTGATTGGCAAGACTTAATTAAGCAAAAAAACTTCAAAGAGGTAAACCAAGTACCTGAAGCTGAGCAATATTTGCTTAGGCGTGGTATTACTCAGGAAACTATCTCAAAGCTAGATTTAAAAGTTGCTGAAGATGAGAAGTATATAGTTTTTCCTGTGATTTTGCGCAATAAAAAATGTGTAGGTTACACTAGGCGCGCTTATGCAGGTCAAAAAATCAGGACTAAGGACAGTAAGGGACTTGAAAAGAATAAGATAGTTTTAGGTGAGCACTTATTGACGAGTAAGCCTTTATTGGTCACTGAAGGTATGACAGGCTTAGCTTGTTTACATACTAACGGCGTATCAGAAAGATTTGATATTGTTGCAACTCTTGGAGCTACTTTTATGGAATCTAAGGCTAGAAGGATAGCCAATTATTGTAAAAGTGTTTATTTATTATTCGACAATGACAAAAATCAATTTAATGCAAATGGTGAGCCAGTTAATCCAGGACAAAGCAATCAAAAGTATTACAAGCAATATTTTCTAGAGAAAGGTTTATTTTGTTTTAGCTTTGATTGGTCGAAGACGGAGAAAAACGATGTGGATGATTTGAATTTAAGTGATTTAATTTTTGATAATTTTGTTTAAAATAGTTGATAAAAAATTTTTGACGTGGTAAGATATAAAGGAAATCGGAGGTAATTAATATGGAATTTGCTAATTTTGGTTCTAGTAATACAGCAAAAAAAGAAAGTGGCTCATCGGTGGGTTTGTTTGATGGATTTAATGATGGTGGGGTGTTTTATAAAGACTATATTGGTCGCAAAGTCGTTTCAGTTAAAGAAGGTGAAACAAAAAGATTAATTATATTGGCTAGCCAAATAAGCCCAACGGCAGCGGAGGGGATAGCACAGTTCTATGTACATGAAAACTATTTAGACGATGGTTCGGAATACGGACACCGTTCTTTTGCTTTATGTTTAGCAGAAAATGTTGATAGCGAAGGCAACACTAAGCCGTGTCCACTTTGCAACAATAAGATGAATTCAACGCTATGCTTATTTGTCCCAGTACTGGAAGAGTATACGGATAAGGAAGGTAATATACAATATGCTAAGAAGGTATGGGTTATTCGTAAGCAACACAGGTTCAAGAAACAAATTGAATCTATCCTTGAGTTTTTATGTGAGAAAAATGAGAAGTTTGGAACTGTTAGAGGTTTAGGCATTGCCCTTAAGCGTGAAACTAGTCAGAGTTCCAAGACTGGAAGTATTGGCTTTTGGTCAGAGGATGACGAGAACCCACAAAAGATTAAGAGGTTTACAGAGGAAGAGCTTATAGCTCAGTTTGGTTCAGATGAAGTTATTGAAGATGGTAAAGTTAAATATCCTAAGAATTGGAAAATAACACCTTATGATCTTGATTTCTACAACCTAGAGACGGCGGCAGAGTATATAGATCAAATTAAAGGCTTGCCAATCAAACAATACAAGGGGTAATTCATGGTTGAAGAAAAAAAATCTTATTGGAAAGAACACTCTTCTTATTACACCAACGAGAATTACAGGCGTAATATTTTGAGGCGTGGTAGAACAAGAACTTTTGAAAAACATCTACTTAAAATGGGCTGTGACTCTTATGATTCTTATATAGATAAGGTCATTGAAGGCAGTTACGATCAAATAACTGAGAGGGTTTTTACTACTGCTGATGATCAAAAAATTTCTTCTAAAATGATCTCGGGCTATGGGATAGCCAAAGTATTAAGGATTCAGCATTTAACGATGTTGAAGCTACTAGGTTTAGTTTTCGATAGTCAAGTCATGACAAGAAATGGGAATCGTTACTATTCTTTAGCTGAATATTTAGTTTTAGCTGAGGCGATGTACGTGTTCAAAGTGCGTGGGTATGGTTCACTTAAAGAGTATGAAGCAGAAGTTAAGGAGTTGTGTGGAATGGCTACAGAGCAACTTGAAAAGCAAATATTAAAGCATGGTAGCAGTATTGAAGAATTAAATCTTGGTTTTACTAAGGATGGAGGTAAAGACGAATATGTCAATAGAGTTAAAGAATATAGAAGAAATCTTCTTAAAAATAAAAGAATTGCTAGAATCCTTGATAAAGAAAGATGTAAAAAGTAAGCAAGCTAAATGTATTCTTGGTTACAAGCAAGGGCAGTTAGAAGGTGTTAAGAGTAACGAAAATTCTAATAGTGATTGGAAAAGTTTCAGTATTGGGCTTGAGCGAAATTGCGATGATAACCCAGATAGTATTAAGCAATGCTATGCAGTAATGCGTGAACAGGTAGAAGAAGAATTTAATAAATTTGCTGGGGGTTCTAATGAGTAAGCAAGAGACTGTTAGGCTCCAAGACTTCAAACAAGATGTTAATTCTACTTTAG